CGCTGGTAGAGAAGCACCACGAGAATGTTGTGGACTTGTTATACAGGATGGGAATAATGAAAAAAATATTCCACTTGAAAATATCTCCACAGAAAAAGATGAGTTTGAAATTGACGGAAAGACTTTCCTTTCATATCAATTGAATTCAAAAATAAAATATGTAGTCCATAGTCACTATGGCTCAAATTGTCGCCCAAGCAAAGTCGACAAGATACAATGTCGTGAGGTAGGAATTCCGTATTTAATCGTTTCCTATCCCGAGAAAGATTACACAATTATACAACCATGACAAGAAACATTTACTTAAAAGGAAGAATGGGTAAACTATTCGGAGAGAAGCATAGACTGAACTGCAAGACAGTACAGGAAGCTATGCATGCTATAGATGTGATGAAAGGTGGTATGCGACAATACCTTATGGATTGTACTGAAAATGGAGTGCATTTTACAGTTCAGAAAGGAGAAGAATTTTTAGACCAACAAGAAGTAGGAATAGAACTAGGGAAAGATGATATAATTATAAGCCCAGTACCAAAAGGTGCTAATAGTGATATCGTGAAAATAATTGTAGGAATAACTCTAATGATTATTGGTTTTACAGTTGACCCAAGTGGTAATGCAGCTAAGGTTGGTTTACAAATGTTAGCAACAATAGGTGCTAATTTAGCTTTAGCAGGAATTATAGGATTAATGACGGATGACCCTGAAGAGCTTAATGAAGAAGAATCAACTTTATTCAATGGACCAATCAATAATACAAAATCAGGTATACCTGTACCTCTAGCTTATGGAAGAATGGAAGTTGGAGGAGCAGTAATAAACTTTGGATTTACAGATTATAGAATTAGAGGAAATCAAGGTTATCAATTTGTAAGTAAAGGAACTTCAAGTGGTACAGGAACTGGCGGGGGCGGAGGAGGCTCAGCAGGCGGTAAGTCTAATACTGAAGATTCTAACTGGGTACAAGAGGAATAATATGGCAAATACAGCACAAGGAAGTAGTAGAGGTAGCGCACCTTTAGACTCTTCAGGAGTTAAAACTAAAGCAGGAGTTCGTGCTCAAACTGCTGTCATCTATGATTTACTATCCGAAGGCCCTATTGAAGGACTTGTAGATGGCGTTGCAAGTATAAGACTAAATGATAATCCTGTAGCAAACTCTACAAATAAAACTAAAATATCTCCTCAACAATCATTTGATGCTGGCTATGTTGCTTCAACAGGTGTAATCACAGATAATTCAACAGGTAACATATTTAGTGGAGCCGAAACAGCAGACGGTACAAGACAAATTCTAGTTGCTGGGGCAAGTAAAAGAACTACTTCATCTATAAATTGTACTGCAGGTAATAATATAGTTGTTTCAACAAACTTATCAAACATGACATTTGCTTCAGGCGATGTGTGGGATGGAACAGGCATACAACCTATGATTCGTATTGACGGTGCTGGAGACAATGGTGGACAGCTCGTAGCAGGAATCACAGAGTTTATTAATACTGCAGCAGTAAGAGTAGATACTGTTCCAATGACAACAGTAAGTAATACAGCAGCCTACATAGATTTAGTAGATGATATTGATAGTTTCAGTGGTAATACTGCAACAATCTCAGCAGCAGGTGTAAATGTATCTAACACTATTATAATGATGGGAAGTCCAAAAAGGACAGAAAATGATACACCTCTTTATAACTATGAGAATTTTGGATTTGCATTTAGAAGTGGTACTAGAGAACAGGAATGGTTACCAACTCCAGCAGGTATAGGTAGTGCTTCAGTTGCTCATCAAGTATCTGGAGGTGCAATTTCAACTTCTTCTAGTTCTGGTTATCCATCTGCATCTGCTTTTGGATTTGAAGAAACTACTGCATATTCAGGAAGTGCTTTAACTGTGACATCTTCACAGATGGGAGTAGGAAACCCAAGTGAGGTTGATGCTCTAAAAGTTACTATTGGATTCAATAGTATGATATCTCAAAAAGAAACAGGAGCACAAGGAAAAGGATTTGCTGAGTACAGAATTAAATTTGGATATTCAAGAGATGGTGGAACTACTTTCCAAGATGTCACAAAAGTAGGTAGAGCTACAATTGCAACCTCTACTACTAGCTATCATAAAAACGGTAGAACAAAAGACGCACAGTCTGGCATAATTGAAATGAAAACAAAACAACCTTTCAATCATGTTTATACTTTTGATATAAGTAAATATCAACCTTTTGATGCTTATAGAGTGATAGTAGAAAGAATATCAGCAGTTAACCAAAAAGAAAATAAATGGCAACAAACTAACTCAGGAACTGTAAAACAGATCGAAAATATCATCACAGATAAATTAACTTTTCCATACTCTGCCTATGCTGGAGTTGTTGTTGATGCAAAAGATTTCCAATCTATTCCAAAAAGAACTTATGAAATTCGTGGATTAAAAGTAAAAGTTCCTACAAATTATTTTCCTATTGATGAAGCAAATACAGCAACAGGTGTAAGAAGGTCAACGGCTTCTTATCAAAGAAATGTTACTTCAGGTGCAGAAGAAAGTTCAGTACAAGATTGGGATGGTAATTTTAGAGGAGACCAAAAGACCTTTACAAGTCCTACCAGTCCTAACTATGAACCTGTGTATACAAATAATCCTGTTTGGATATTTTATGACTTACTGACTAATCAAAGATATGGATTAGGTAAATACCTTGATGAAGATTTTGATTTTTCAGGAATCGATAAATATACATTATTTCAACTAGCAAAATACTGTGATGAATTAGTACCAGACGGAAAAGGAGGCACAGAGCCAAGATTTACTTGTAATGTATATATTTCAAAAGATGAAAGCGCACTAAAATTATTAAAGAATCTAGCCTCTCAAATAAGAGCTATGTTAATTTGGTACAATGGTCAAGTTACTCTTGGAATGAATCAACAAAAAGGTGCTGTTTATACTTTTTCAAAGTCTAATGTAGTTGATGGAACATTTAACTATTCAGGTTCGGCAGGTAGGTTTAGAAACAATCAGGTAGCAGTAACTTGGAATGACCCAGAGAATGGATATAAGCAAGCAGTAGAAGTTGTTGAAGACCATGACAATATAGCAAGAACAGGAAAAATAAGAAGAAAAAGCGTTACTGCTTATGGATGTACTTCACAAGGACAAGCTGTAAGACATGGTAAATATCATTTATTATCAGAACAATTAGAAAAAGAAGTTATTACTTTTAATACAGGATTAAATGCACTAGGACTTAAACCTGGTGATGTTATAAAAGTACAAGACCCTGATTTACAAGATGTTGTTGCTAGTGGTCGTGTTACTACATCTTCGTCTTCAACAACTACAATTATTAAAACAGATAGAGATTTAACTTCTTTTTTAAATAATGACGATAACTTTAAATTACATTTAATATATCCAAGTGGTGGAGCTTACTTAGCTCAGCCTCTTGCAACTATTAACTCAACTACATATAATCAAGGAGATTTAATACTATTAGATGAAGATGGAAATAGTATTGACACTCATGCAAAAGCAAGTAATTTAAAAGATGATAGTGGAGCAGTAGTACAAACTTTTTGGTCAGAAGACTATAGAATTGAAACTCAAACAGTTAGTTCTTTTAATGCTTCATCTGTAACTGTATCAGCTGCGTTTAGTGCAGCACCAAATGCAGAAGTAATGTATACAATTTCAGGAGAGACAGATGATAATGTAGCTAAAGCAGGAAACTTTAAAGAGTTTCTTGTTACAAGTATTAAGCATGGTGACGATATGCAAATAGGTGTTACAGCCGCCGCATATATTAGAGAAAAATTTGATGCAGTAGATAGAGGATGGAAAGTTCCAGAGTATCCCGACACTTTATATAAACCACCAGCAAGAACAGATGAAGTTCCTGTACCAGTAGGACTAACAGCACAAATAGTGCCAGGTAGTGCAGCTGGAGGAGATAATGCAGGAGATGGTGTTGTAGAAAATGATTATTCTATTGTATTAAACTGGTCACACCCTACTACACAAAGAACAGATTCAGATGGTAATAATCTTACTGATGTTTATGAACATTTAGCGGGATATAATATACAACATAATTTAGATTTAGTAAATGATGATAGAGATAGCAATAGACAATTTACAACCATAGAATTAAATTCAAATAATAAATCACATTATACTTTCAATGGAGTTGTTCCAGGAGCAGCTTATATTATGAGAGTACAAACTGTATCAACTACAGGAAAAACTTCTGGATGGGTACAAAGAACATTAAGTTTCCCAGATAGTGCTTTTGCAATATTTGGAGCAGGAGCAATAGCAGCAGGTCTAAATAAATCCATACAGAAAGGTGGTATTCTTACAACTGTTGCAAATATAAATAGTGCAAATGGTACAGTAACTTTTGCAAATACTACATATGTATTTACACCACCAAATAGTGTACCAGCGATTACTATAGACAGCGGTAATACAGCACAAACAGTTCAAGATGGATTCAATAATTTAGCAGATGGTGGCACAGGATATTTACTCTATGACTATGGAGATACAAGTGACCCATTAAAAGCAATTTCACTTGTTACAGATAGCACAGCAGTAGATGCTGATACAAGTGCAAAATACAACTATCAATTTATGGCAAGACTTGGAGAGTCAAATAATGACTTAGTTCAAGCTACAGGAACAGTATCAGCAACAGCAGGATTACCAGAATTAACAGGTAGCAGTACAACTTTTACTAGTGACTTTACGGAAGGAGATGTTATAGCAATCGACACCGCAGGCGCTACAAGATTTATGGCAACTATTATAGAAGTAGCAAATAATACTTCTCTAGTTATGGATAGTAGTCCAACTAGAAATTATAGTGGTAAAACTGTACACAAACAAGGTCTAACATATGACCACTTAAAAGATAGTATTATAGGAGAGGTAACTAGAAGCGGAAGCACTTATAGTTATACTCCATTTACAAACAAAATGAAAGTTGATAACTCCGATGAAATTGGAGGAAATACTATCACATCTGCACAAATATCAGCAAATGCTGTAACGGGAGCAGCCATACTAGCAAACAGTATAGGAGCAGCAGCGATTGTATCTGGCTCAATAGATAATGCACTTATAGCCGCTAACGCTATTGATAATGCACAAATAGTAGCAGGGGCAGTTACATTTGCAGAAATAGCAGCAAATACTATTACATCTGCTCAGTTAGCTGCGAACTCAATTACATCAGCAGAACTTTCAGCAAACGCTATTGCAGAGGTAACTGTAGGAGCAAACTCAATTACAGCAGTGGAAATAGAATCAAATGCTATTGGAGCCGCACAGATAGCAGCAAACTCGATTGCATCAGCAGAAATATCAGCTAACTCAATCGGTAGTTCAGAAATATTAGCAAACTCTGTAAACGGTACAATTATTGCAGGCAACGCTGTAGGCTCAACTCAAATCGCTATAAATTCTGTAAACGGTATTATCATAGCAGATGGTGCTATTGATGCCGCAAGTAAACTAGGTAATGCTATTATATCAGGAGCTAAATTAGCAGATAATGCTATTAATGATGCTAGAATAGTAGCAGCGAATACTATTGATACTAGCATGATAGCAACTAATGCTATTACAGCACTTCTTATTGCATCCAATGCTATTGAAACTTCGGAGATAAAAGCAAACTCTGTAAATGCAGTTCTTATAGCAGCCAACTCTATTGAAAACAATCAAATAGCAACAAACTCTGTAAATAGTATTGTTATTCAAAATGATTCTGTTAATGGCGACCATATAGCAGCAAATTCTATTACAGCAGCTAAAATAGCGGCAAACTCAATAGATACAGCAGAAATAGTTTCTGGAAGTATAGATAATGTTCATATTAGTGCAGTAGGCACAGACAAACTATCAGGAACAATTAGTAGCGCACAGATAGCTGCAAACGCAATTACAGCAGCTAAAATAGCAGCAAATGCTATTGATACAGCAGAGATAAAAACAGGAAGTATAGACAATATTCACATTACAGCAGTAGGTACAGATAAACTATCAGGAACAATAAGTAGTGCACAAATAGCAGCTAATGCTATTACGGCAGTAAAGATAGCCGCAGATGCCGTTGGAACTTCAGAGGTAGCGGCAAATGCTATTACAACGGCTTCAATTAAATCTAATAATATTACTACAGCAAGTATTGCAGCTAATCAGATTACTACTCTAACAATAGCAACAGGTGCTGTTGGAGCAGCCCAGATTTCAAGTATCAATGCTAACACTATTAGCACAGGTACACTATCCGCAAGTAGAATAGATGTAGATAATCTAGTTTTACCTTCTTTTGGTGGAAGTTCAACAGTATCGTTTTCTGTCAATGATTTAAATACTAGATTTATATGTTCAGTAGGGTCTGGTGCAGGTTTCTATACAGGATTTATAAAACTTTCAGGTGGTACAAGTCATGTTAAAACTATGGGCTTTTACTTTATAGAAGATACAGCAACTTCAGGAGCTAGTTCAGCAAATGAAGTAGATACTAGGTCAGTTTCATTTGATACTAAACTGCCTTTATCATCTACCTCTAGTGCAACTAGAGCACATGCTATATACCCTGACTCTGCTGCTGTTCCTACTAGTGTAAGTACTGCTGAAGGCTCCGCTTCTAGTATACAATATGGACTAAGACCTGACCATTTTGATGCTTCTGCAGGAGAGGGTGGTGTAACTTCTGATAACAGACTATTTTCAGGTCACAATACTGTTAACATGCCTTTTGTATTTGCATACACAGGCACAGCAGGTGTTAACTTATTTTTCAGGGCACAAGGTGACAGTGGAACAGATAGTTGTACTGTTGAAGCAAGATTTATTAGATTTGGATTATCTTAAGGATTAATTATGGCAATAGCAAGTAAAACATTTTCAGTACTAACTTATGAATCAAGTACTCACAAATCAACTGATGGTAATACTACTATAGAAGGACTTATTACTACAATCAATTGGAGGATTGCATACACAGATGATAGCGAAACTCCACAAACAGTTAATGTAGAAGGTTCCTTATCATTTGACCCTCGTCATTTAGTAAATGGAACACCAGACCCAAGAACAGGAGCGATTAATAGTTCCATAGTGGCAGCAGCAGATTTAACCGATTCAATCTTAGCAGGTTGGATAGAAAGTGAATACAACAGAGATGCTACTTTTCAAACATTTTGCGACTATAAAGCAAATTATCTTTTAACAGGGGCAGACCCAGATAGAAAGTTTGAAGCGGGGCCTTTTGTTAGAGAGTAAAATATTATTAACTACCTTTTTAGAGCAAGTTAATAAATTACCCCCCAAAAATAGTTCTTGACATCACCTCAAGTTTTTGATATAATTTAGCATATAGGAGTATAAATATGGCAGCAGGAACTTATGATATTGTAATCGACCAAGGGTCTGATTTCTCAATACAAATACAGATAGAACAGAATAGTGCGAATGTGAATTTAAGTACACACTCTGCACGAGCACAACTGCGCCCAACTCCTAGTTCAAATACAAAAACGGCAGATTTTACTTGCAGTATAACAGATAGCGCGAATGGTGTCCTAAAAATGGACTTATCAAATGCTACCACTGCTAATATATCTGCTGGAAAATATTATTATGATTTAGAATTAGTTAATACAGGCTCAAGCACTGTAACAAGACTAATTCAAGGCGTTGCAAGAGTCACACAAGAAGTTACAAGATAATGGCTACCAAATTAATTATAACTCCTAATACAACATCAATTAATGCGACCAGTAACACAACAACTCTTACAATATCGTCAGCTGTTGGAGGCGCCGCTTCTGACGCTGGTGGTGTGACTTTTCAAAATGCAATATCACGCTTTCAGAGTGACAACGCAAATAATAATGTTCAAGACGCATTGAATTATTTAGCTAATAATTTCTTTGTGGCAACCGAAGCACCTACTGCTAATACAACTAATTTAGCAGAAGGCGATTTATTTTATGATACTGATGATAATCAGTTAAAGATTTACCGTGAAACATCAACGGGAACATTTGAATTTGTCCCTATAATGATAGGTAACAGTTCAGCAGACTCAGACACGGTAGACGCAGGGAGCTTTTAGCTCGATAGGAAACAATCATGGCACAAACCATAAAAATTAAAAGAAGTAGTAGTTCCGCCGCTCCTGGTTCGCTTAGTGCTGGTGAATTAGCTTATTC